CATCCATATCTAAGCACCAGTCTACGTATTCAAACGAGTAACCAAATTCAGCGGCAAACATAGCATAAATATAACGCCAATTTATATCACCGCTTTCCGTGGCTACTTCTGGGCGTTTTTTACGTGTTCCGCCATCTGTTCTCTGAGTCGTTGGTCCTGGGAAATTAAGTCCTGCATAAGAGACAGTAACATAGCCGAATCAGCTAGTCCTTCGCCTACCATATCTTGCGTCAGTGTAGGGTAATTACGGTTTAATGCCAGCGTTACAAGCTCAATTAAAGTTAAATAAGACGCACTGGATAACGTACCTATATCATTACTTTTTGCTACTCCCGCAACTTCTTTTTGTATCTTAGCAAACTTTTCAGATGCCCCTTGTTTAGCAAAGGCGTAAGGACTGAGAGCAGGCATGGTGTACTTTTCACCGTGTATCTCTATTTCAATACCTTTAAATTTAACGTTTGCGTTTTTTTCACTCATAATATAATCCCCTTTAATATTTTTTCCCTAAAAGATTGCCAGGCAGGGTAAGGGATGCACCTTTTCGCCCGTCGACTAGCCTGGCATGTAAAATTACTCGTCTAAATACAGATAACCAACAATATCACTCGAGTCAGCAAATGCGCTGAAATCAAAACCAGGAATCAGGAAATCTTCCTGTTTAAAGTTAAGATCGAGCTTATTAGTAGTACAAGCATTAAGCAGCAATGTAATGTTTTTGCCATCTAATGTTGCATACATCTCGATTTCAAATGTAGGGGCTGTCCCCATGTTGTTATTAGTAATAGTAATTGTTTTACCAGTAGTGACCGTGTAATCAAATATATACTGGATTTTTTTATTCGCGTCGGCAGCAGCAAATGTCATAATGGTAGTTGCAAAAGAATACTGCCCAGTAGCAGGAGCAGAAGCAACTTTTGTCATTAGCTTTTTAGTTGTCGGATCACTAACATCGTAGACGGCCAACAACTTACCTAATGTACCACTATCAGGAATTGTTCCAATAGTTACCGTGAAGGTTGTAACAGCTGGGACAGTAGCCAGAATGGGCTCAGCGACTTTAAGCTGCCCAGTTGTTACAGTGCCACCTAAAATTTGATTCAATGACAATGCATTGATATTAGCAAAACTAGCTTTACCATCTGCTTTACCTTTTCCGCGTGCAACCTTTACGGCAATTTGCTTTCTACCAAATAACTCCTTTTTGTCAAAAGAAAATGAGAAACTACACTCTTGCAGTGTCCCAAATTCAACGCAGGTTCCATCGGAGTTTCGCGAAAATAGTGAACCTAACCCAAATTCAAACATTGATTTTCCCCCTTATTTTTTGATATAAAAAATACACCTATTGATTTAGGTGTTAGTTCCGTGCTATTGATGCATTTGCCCAAAATACTGCTGTTTCAAGATTAGTAACTGCTACTGATTTTTCACGTGAATTAGGGCAAAGTTCATCAATTAAATAAGCTAGTTCTTTTGCTTTTTTACGAATAGCAGTATACCTCTCTGGCTGCCCTTCCTTGGGAGCATGGTACGTAAAATTATTTTCAATCTGTTGTTTCATGGATTCTCCTTTTAACAAAAAATACACGTACTTATTAGGTGTAAATAAGTGATTTGGGCACATATATTAAATATTTACTCATGAAATAATGGGTCCTGGTGTCGGCATCATACAATGGTGCCCTACCTTGCACCTTACGGCACATTGTAAGCCCTATAGGTGGTTTCAAGTCAATTGTATCAACTGTGAGATTGAATAAATAACTTGCTTCATCCGGACCGTTTTTTGTCCATCCATACACATAGTAATAACATTCGTTTGATGGTATTTTGCTTTTTAACGTCTGCGACATGTCCATGTGTATAGTCAATGCAGGAAATATAGGGTTTTCTATTGCATTGATGTAATCAGGCATAACATTATCACCGATTACTGCAAATAATTCAGGATTACCAACCAATAAACTTTTTAGCAATGCAATAACAGGATCATAGTTTTTAATCGGCAATTATAATCACCTCATTTACCTAGAATTGCCGTTGTGAGAGCAATACCAATACCGTCTGTACTTTCTACTGCAGCATGGCTTATAAAGTCCCTGGGGCGCATTTTGACAGTACCTTCAATAAGATATTTAATATGTGGCACATCACTTTCTAACACACCTACTTCTACGCCCGCCATAGTGTTAGTTGCGTAGCCATTTTTGAGGATATTATCTTTCAGTTCCCCACTTTGACTATGAACTTCATAATCAGGGTGTGGACCGCTATCCTTACTTTTTCTTGTACTGTAAGGATGGTCCATATCGGCTAAATCTTTTAGACTATGATCAGTAAGTGACGCGTGTTTCTTCATATTGGTTTCCAAAATAGCACCGGCGAGGTTTACACCTTTGATGCATTTCATCCTATTGGTTTCAATCATCATTTTCATGTTGTTGATCACAGAACCTAAACCATTAACCTTAACGCTACCTGCCATCAGACAACACCGCCCTGCAAGCTTACTTCCAAGTGATCCATATCCTCTACACTATAATCATTTATTGGACCTACTAAATACTTAGTGCCGACATTCACACCAGCTGGAGCCGTTAGTATAGTAATAACGTCTTTTGCTCGAATATCAATTAAATCACAATACATAATGCGATAATCAATTACCGTTTGACCAGCAATAGGCATAATCAGCTTGTTTGCATCAGTTTGCGTAATGCATGGCAAACTAGCAAATATTACTGTTGGAGTGGTATCTTTTATCGGCATACCACTCGGCGACTTCCCTACAAAAGTAGGACGTTCAATTTTTACAGTCGTGTCGTAAAATTCAGATATAGCGCTGATTGTCCATCATCCCCTTTTTAAAGGCAGGTTGCACAATACTGCTATCTCCTTGCATTGCCTGTTTATCAGCGACAGAAGTGCCACCAGCATAGGGCATGACCACAACTCCAGCTCTTAGGTACAACTTATCCGCCAGTTTTTGGTACTGCGTAGCCTTTTGACTGAACTTAACTTTTATTTTGCCTACTTCTTTATCCGCAAGCCGAGAAAACTTTGCTACAATTCCTATACAGGCCGCATAAGCAGCATCATCCACGCTGGAATTTTGAGCAAGTGTGTAGTTTATCTCTTCATCCTGTAAAAGAGGATCAGCACTAAGTGTATCGCCAAGAATGAATCTTACAGCATCTTTGGAGCTTTGACTTGGATCTCCACTATATGTCCATGCCATTGTTACCCCTCCTTACTTTGGGGGTTTTTCTGGTTTTTGTTTCTGTGAGGACTTTTCGTTTGCTTCCTCTAATTCCTTTGCTAACTGGGCTTGTTTGGCTTGTTCTTCCTCTGCTTGTTTAGCCTGTTCTTCTGCTACCTGTTGAGCTTGTTGTTTTTCAAGCTCAGCTAATTCATCCTGTTGAGCTTGCCACGTTTTAATTTCTGTTTCACTGGCATAACCAATATAACGCCATTCAATCATTTCTTTGAGGTTTTGAAATGAAGTGGCCCCGGGGATAATTTCCCCAGGACCATACTCTTTACCTTGGCATGTTATGTGCTGCAGTGCCTTAAATGATTGCACTTAAATACGCCCCTAGATCTGCGCCAACTACTTTGCAGTCAAAACACATTTCGCCCTCAATACGAACTGTTTCAATACCGCGTAATGGTACAGGGAATTTTACAATACGGTTACCGTAGGCGCCAGAACCAAGTAAACCAGTCCACGCGAAGTTATAACCAGCAGATGGTGTTTTAATACCTGGGTTCTTAGCAGCATAGCTGAGTAATGCGCGGTTAGAAATTGCAAAATTAATGCTGTTAGAAGCACCTTTCGCAGCACTGTTTACTACAGACTTTGCAACAACTACTTTTTCAACGTCAAACATGGCGGCCATAATTGACGCCACTTTACCTGGTAATGCTGCACTCGTATATTTAATACGATCAAGAACCAGTGGATGATCAAGAAGCATATTATACACGTCATACGACAATGTTAACACGTTTGGATCAAAGCCAGTTTGTCCAGCAATTAAAGTTTTGAGGTAACGAATATCCTTTGCAGGATTAGAAGCAGAGTAATCGCTCCATTTTCTAAAGCTAGTTCCCAAAGACTCACCAGTTGATACACCACCAACATTAGTCCCCCATACACCAGTAGTCAAAAACTTAGAAGCGAACACCGCTTCACGGCGAAGTAGCATTTTTTGGGTAACAAACTGAGTAGCATCGATATCGGGAGCCAAAGGACTATCAGCATTGTCTCGATCTTCGTCTGTAACATCTTTATGAAACGCATACCGCCGAGCGTAGTAACTAGGTGTGTTGTCAAGATCGTAATCTCCCCCAGCACTTTCCGTGCCTGGTGCACGTTCTTTTGCTTCATCACGGAAGAAATCTCCTTTGTCATAAACAAAGTAACGGTCTGACTTTTTCTGAACGGGAACCATCGGAAAAACTTGGTCCGCAATATAAGAAGTTTCGTCTTGAATATAAGCAACACTCACATTCGTAAGTGCTGAGTCAATATGAATCGATGCGCGATTTGGCATGTATTTTTCCCCCTAAAATTTTATTTTTTGGCATAAAAAAGACTCCGTAAAATTGCGGAGTCTTTCATCTATTTTTCTTACGCTAGTAATACGGAGTGTTGTTCTCCAGCCGCACCCGCTTCAAGGGCTATGGCCACTACTACATCAGTTGCAGCAGACACAGGAATTAACTGCCCACTAGCATTGTTGGTAAGCTTCGTGGGCAAAGTTACAGTTGCTCCATAGACAGCTCTACTTACACCAACCGCCATAACAGGTGTAGTTCTACCAGCCAGTACAGCGTCTTGAATAATGCCTACCCCACCGGCTAGTGCAGTTGTTTGCGGTACAATCAATCCTGACGCATTAAGCTGCCCAACTAAAAAAGCGCTAGACGAAAGGTCTGCGCCAGCATTGAATGAAAGGGATAATACAGGAATTTCAGTAGCCATAATTAGTTACCTCCTTGTTCTTTTAAATATTCTTTATACATAGTTGGATTTTCTTTATAGACAAGAGTACGTGCCTTTTCAATCGTACAATTGTCTCGCTTTTGAATATCCTTCGCCATAGCATCAACGCGTTTGGTGATTGCGGTTTCACCAGATCCACCTGTACCAGTTTCCGCGAACAATGCGCCTTTTAGAACCTGCTCATTAGCGGCCAACAAAGTTGCTTCAATTTTAGCGTAACCTTCTGGATTTACCTCAGACATACTTTTCAGCACTGGACCAAGTTCATCCGCTTTAATTCCAAGGCCGGAGAATCCCGCTGCTTTTGCAATAAATTCTTTGGTTTTTGTTTCATTGGCAGCCTTTTTTATCTCAGCTTCTAAATCCTTGTTACGTTTTTCCAGCGTATCCATTCTTTTCTGAATTTCATCAGGAACACCTGCTGATTTTTCTACTACATCTCTTTTAGTGATACAACCACCACACATACATCCCACTGGATGTCCTTCAAAACCTTTATCGTCTTTAGCCACTATCCCATCCTCCTCTTTATTGTCGCCAGCACCAGCGATCAAATCACCTAGTTTTTTGTGCATATCCGCAAGTGCTGTCATGCGGTCTGCACTGATCTTTTTGCCAGATTTTAAAACGTTATTTTCAACAAGATAGTTGAAAAATTGATTCATACTTTGCAATACTGGTGATTGTTTATCGGTTACAGTATCATCATCAGTAATACTATCAATAGAATCTCGCAATGCCCAAATGCCTTCACGTATTTTAGAATCTTTTTCCCAATCTTCCTGTTGTCTTTGAGATATAGCCATTGCCGTATCGAAATCAATAACAGTTGATTCATCTTCACTTGCAGTCAATAACCCTTTAGCAAATGTTTTAATTTTGCTCATTAACGATTTATTCAAATTTTCACCTCCTTTCGGTACATCGGGCGGTTTACCTTCTTCGCTAGCACGTTTGATAATCAAGAATTTCTTACCATTGGCAGCCTTATCAACGACACTCACTTCGCTGATTTTCATATTAATGAGTTTGTTAGCCATAATTTCCTCCTTCATTCTTCATCTAAACCACCATATTCTTCTACTTCGTCAGCAGTTAAAAAAGTGAATGACCTAACACAATGGGGATGTTGCAATAAATTACCACTAGCATAATCAAGTGACCAAACTTGACCGTCAATTGTTGGACAAATTGCGCATCCATCGCCATCTGACACCAATACACCAGCAATAATATCACTTAATTCTGCAGTCGCAATTCGAGTTGCGTTTCTAATTGTTACAAATTCAACACCTTCAATCGTTGCCACTCGTTCGTTACTTACAGCATATGTTTCTTTAATGGCCTGTTTAAGTGTGTCTTTATCACCAGCAGTAGAAACACTAGCACCAATCATATTTTTAGTCGCACGCTCAATTTCTGGCAATAAAAAAGCCACCCTGTCCGCAATGATATTATTAATAATTTCTTTGCGCTGATCAGCAGTGATATTAAATTCTCCAAGTTGTTTTATTTCTTTGACGGCTTGATTAAATGACTCGTTAGAATATTTCGTGAGCATATTAGTAAATATAGATTTAAACTTTTTTTCAAAATTGAATTTACCTAACAATAGGAGGAGTAACCACTCTCTATTGTCTTCTGGATCACTCCTCAGATCTTCTTCGTCTAAGGCATCGACATTATCTAACATTTGTTCTTTCAGGTCATCGAAAACCTGTTTTAGCGCCGATGTTGCTTCTTTTTTTTTAATACATCCGGAACACGGAGCCCGCTGCCCCCCATACTAAAACCAGTAAGCTCACCTTTTTGTACTTTTTCGAAGTTTTCAGGACTAAGAACGACCCCCATGAGCCATGTACCTTTCTTGATTTGCTCACCATTTAAATCAAAGTCCACAGGAGCAATATAACTTTCTACGATATCTCCAGCATCATCAGGCCATGCAATATGGTTGACTCCTAATGCACCTTTTTTAATATCTTCATATACTTCAGTTATATCAAGTTCAACTTCTCCACCATCAGCAAGTGCTTTTAGAATACCGTCAGTCATTTGCTTACTTACTGCAGATTGATCTTGCAGTGATTTCATGAAGCCATGACAGGCTTTTTCTATTTCGGGAGCTGTTGAGTAATCATCTTGACAATCAACATCACCAGGGCCGTAGACCACTCCCAAAACATAACGCTGTGATTCTGATTTTTTAATAAATTTTATATTCACTTTTTCACCTCTTTGGGTTTCACATTATCATCCCTAAACTGTAATTGTGGCTCTGACACATCCTGCTGTTTTGCTTTTCTGGCCGCCAACCCATCTTTGACCTGCTGTTCGGTCATTTGTGGCATATTGATAATTTTTAGTAATTGATTTGTAAGTTCCACATTTGGATTTTCAGGAGTACCAAAGACAGAAGCACCGGCCGCGGAAATATTATTTAAGAACTGCCCTACCATAGCAACATCAATTGATTCAATGTCTTCGTGTATTAGCTTAGGCAGTTTAGTTAATCCAACAAAAGAATTGAGTTTAAAGAGCATCGGAACAGCCTTACTATTTAGAGTTTCACAAATAGTATCAAGGATTGTGCCTATGGCTGCCGAAAACAGCTTTGTTTTATCAACTGATAGGGCCATTGAGCCGTTCCCCGATTGGCCAAGAAAGATAAAGTCCGCAAGTACGGTCATCGCAATACGTTGCTCGTATCGCTGAATGATCGCGTTCGTATCAAATTGACGCCTGGTGCTTCCAGAAGATAATAGCTTAAATTCGTAGCCCGTTTTACTGCCATCGGGATTTTCGGCTGCTGGGAACACGATTCCCTCTGCTTCATCACGCCTTACTTGCGTTACCATCTTCTGCAATGCACGAAGAGTTTGTTTCATTTCAGGAGTTGCGCTGGGATCAAGTATTGCTGCTGGAACCGTAACAATAGGCAAACCGGCTAAATCCCGTTCAATGCCAATTGCTTCAATTTCCTCAATACGTTTTTTAAAGTAATAACTTCTGTAAGCTGTACGAAGAAGCGACACGCCTTCAGGGTTATTCTTGTGTGATCGTGTTCTAAATAATAAACATTTGGTGTATGGAATAAAACGCAATTTATAATCTGGTGCAGCAAGTTGCCACATGCCTAGTAAGTCATTATTTTCAGCAAACTCCCATCGAAAGAATGTTTCCTGCGCCCTAAGTGCAATTTTACGGAATCCTATACGGCCATCTTTAAATCTGCTCTGCGACTTCGGCTCCCCAGTATCACCTACCCGCTTTTTAAACACCATTTCATGATAAGCCCATCCAAACGGCAGCATTGAAATAACATCCGTCAAAAAATCATGCCATGTATGCTCCATATCTTCAAACAAACATTCTTTGAGAAACTTTGCAGCTTCAATGTCCTGGTCGGTATCTCCCCCAGCTTCTACATTCCAAGAAGCCTGCCGAATCAGCATTTCAATTGCAAATAAAAAAGCGCCTACAATGGATTCATTGTCGCGCATCTCTTTGTAACGTTTTATACCGTTAATTCCATATAATTCTGTGAGCCATTCTTCTTGAACATAATTACCAAATCTATTTAATCCGGATATTCCGAGTTCAGACATTGGTGCATCCGTTTCTTCTTTATACTCATTCGACATCTATTGTCTCACCTCCTAACCAATAACTATCTCCCGATACTACAAGCGGGGAAACTATATGTACTTGATATACGTTGCTACCCAACATTTCAGCAATTCCTGTCAAGCAGTCCGGGGCATCATCATTTTTATTTTTACCCTCTTTCTGAAAATTTGTAACATCACTATAAAATTCAGGCCACTTATTATTCCAACCAACAGGGAAATAAATATGATTCATAATAAAAGTAGCATTAGAAAGTATCCTTGCAATTTTATTTTGCGATTGATGGAACCACTCGACTACCGTATGTCTTGTTTTGTATTTATCCCATATATTTTTTTCAACATTTCGTGCGAAACAAGACAT